ACCAAAAAAATTTATGATTATAATTGAAGTAAAAAATGAAAAGTCTATTGAGCAAGCGTTAAAGGCTTATAAATTTAAAGTTTATAAAACAAAACAAATTCAAAAACTTCAGGAAAGGCAAGAATACAAAAAACCCTCCGTAAAACGAAGGGCCGAAATTAAAAAAGCTCAATACAAGCAAAAGAATCAATTAGATTCTTGATTTTTGTCCTTTTTTCCAAAAATCTTTTCTGTTGACGTAAGACCCAAACATCCGAACGCTAACATAGCAACTGCATTTACTAATGTGTCAGATGGTTTGATGTCTCCATGGCTATAACTATTTACATACAAAGTAATACATAAAGAAACACCACATAAGATTCCTACAAATCTTTTTGATGATGCGTTACCATCACTGTCCATAAATAATCTTGAAGCCTTACTAAAAAATTTTTTCATAGTCCCAAACTTAATTTTTTTAGTTTATAATAATCATAATGGTTGCATTTAGATTCCATTACTTTATTGATTGTTTTATCTATAGTACTTTTAAGTTCTTTATCTGAAGATTCATTTATTGAAACTTTTAAGTTATCTAAAACAATATTTTTTGTTTTTTCAAAATTCTCTTTTAATTCTTCACCATTTAAAGATAATATTTCATCAAGTTCTTTTTTATCGTTTTCGTTTAAAGTCCCTAGTTCTTTTTTTATACTTTCATTTGCAATTTTAACAATAGATGATATTGGTAAGTTTATACTTTCAGTTACCGTTTTTTTAATTTCTTCTTTTGTTATAATATTTTTAATATTTTTTTTAGACTCAAGAATTGATTCAAGGTTTCTTATGCCGATACTGTAGATTGCATTATCAATATCCGAGTAATCATTATCTGAATTTTTATTCCATGAGTTTATCCAGTAATTAATTTCTTTTAAACGTTTTGTTTGACTTTCAATCAAAACTTGTGAATACTCAACAGTTTCGTTTATATAATCATTAGCAATATCTGTTGGTATTCCTTTGTTAGATGATAAATCGTCGTAGATGTAGTATAACTCGGATAAATCTTTATTTTTTAAAATCAAAGAGTTAAATTCAAAAATAAATCTTTTAAATTCCGGTTTTTTAGATAATTCAACCGCAGTTTTCTCTATTTTTGTCTTAATAGTTCCAAATGTGTTCATAATATTTTATTTATAAATATCACTTATCGATTAAATCTTTCAATTTTTGATCTATTTGGTCTAAACTTAATCTTCCTTTTGATAAATCCATAAAGTCTCTACCGTTAAAAAGATTTTCTTCTAATAATAAATCTAAGTCTTTTCTTACTAATCTCTCAGGAGTTAACCCTCCTCCTTCAGGTGCTGGTGGTGGTGCTGCTTCGCCACCACCTCCCATATCAGGTGATGGTGGTGCCCCTCCAGCTTCTGCACCACCTGCCGGTGCCTCACCTGCCGGTTCACTATCTTTTTTACCATATAAATTATCTATATTATCAAATAATCCTGTTTTATAATTTCTTCATCGGAGAATCCTAAAATGTGTTTTTTAGCCCAAGATGCCGATACAGGGGCAACGCTGTTTGCGATTTCTGCACACGCATCTTTATATAATGTAATTTTTTCTTTCCAAATTTCTAATGATAATAATTCACCTTGTTTTGATGGATTATTTAATGATAAAGTAAAATTAGTTAACTCATCTTCAAACCCTAATAAAAATAAATGAATAATTGCAATTTTATTAAGTTCTGCAATCATCGATTTTTGTATTCTATTAATTGTTCTTGCAAACCTAATATCAAGTAATGATAAGTTTTTACCGTCACCAACAGCTTCTTCAAAACCTAAATATGCTTTTGGTATTCTTAACGCGGTAACAAGTTTCTTTTGGATATATTCTATATCCGCAATTTCCGCTAAGTTAGCCGCTCCTGCCAATGTTGTAATTGGGTCAGGGGCACCAGCATCTCTAACAGGAATAAAATAATCTTGATCTACCGCCAATTGATTATATCTCATATCCACATTTCCTGTTTTTGGGTCTGCAATTTGATCTCTTTTAAATTTACCCGCAACTCTTTGTACATAAGCATCAACATCCTTATCATCCATGTTACCAACAAAAACTTTAAATACCCTTCTTTCAGGTGCTCTAGATACCCTGTATATCAACATCGCGTCTTCACATAAAAGTAATTGTTTCCAAATACGTCTTGCTTTTTCTAACATAGAAGTACCATAAGGTAATTTTCTATCGTCTCCTAAAATTCTAAAATGACCAATTTCCCAAGTATTAAATTCCATGTTTTTTTCTTTCCAAACAAACTTTAACGCATCGTTTTCCATTTCTTGTGAATATTTGTCAGGTTGAAATCTCATACCCTTTTCCAATCTTTCAATTTGAATGTTTGGTAATTGCTGACAACCAACAACTCCATTTTCTGGATCAAGTTTTAGGTATATAAAATTATCACCGAACTTACATGTGTTTCTTGTCCACATAGGTAAGTTAGTGTTAATATCTAATTTGTTTGTAAATAAATCGGTTAATACTTGTTTTATTCTTTTTGATTCGGAGTAAACTTTCAATATAAGTCCGTCTTGGTCAGGAGTTGTTGATTCTTCAGCATATATGTCTAATGCTGCTGAAATTTCAGGAGTATACTCCATAGATTCATAATCATAATATGAGGCCATTCTTGTTGGTTCATAATAAACCGCTTGTTGGTATAAATTACTCTCGACTTTTTGCCATTGCTTTCCAATATATAATGATTGCTGAGCTTGTAACTTTTCATTCTCATATTCCTGCTTATTTGTTGTCTTTAATAACTCTTGTTTATCAAATTTAAAAACAGGTGGTTGTTGGTCTAAAGTAGAATTTGGTCCGAAAACCTTACCCAACCTTTGCCAAACGGTTAATTTTTCTTGTGCCATATTTTTTATTTTAAAAATAGTTGGAGATAAAATAAACTAAACTCTTTTTCCTCCGAATAACCATAAATACTTTTCATAATCACTTTTGGTTACTTGGTTATTTGAATAGTCGTGAAAACCTGTCATTGCAGGTATTCCAGGATTATAGTTTACTGAGGAATCTTTGTATTCTCTTTTATCAGTTGTCCATGATTCTAACATGACCTTTGCTTGTTCAGTAGCCTTTTCTAATTGTGCAAATGACGTTTCCCCAACGTAAACAGCCATTGCAAAAGCCATTATTAAATCATCGTGTTGACCTTTTTGGTGGTCAGGTCTACCGTTAACATAAACAAATGTGTTTAGTTCATTAAATAATCTTTGTGATTTTAATGAGAAATCAAATCTTAATGCTTCTTCGAACGCTTGAATAATTAAAACTCTTTTTGAATTAAAGTTAATACCGGGAACTTTGTCTTGGTTTTTAGGATCCCACTTCCATTTATCTGCGGGATTTACACCATCAACATATAAATTTTTATAACCAAGTTCTTGTAACTTTCTAGATGTAGAAACTCCCATACCACCAGTAATATCCGGGAGGAACTTTACCAATGTATTCTAGAACTTGTTCTCTAGCATCAAAATCAATAACTGATAATGTACTAAAATCTTCACTATCCCCTCTTGACACATCAACACCCATTATGTATCTGTGACCAGCAACAGGTTCTTTCCATTGCCAAAGAGCACCACCCATAAATTTATTTTCAGGTTCTCTAATATGTTTTTCTTTAATTTTTTTCATGGTTTCTGCAGGAATAACATTATCCCCTGAACCTAAAAAGTTACACTCTAATTCTTGTGATATTTTTCTTTTATCAAATTTTAGTTTTTTAGCCATAGCCTCAAACCAAGAACTATATGCCTTATACCCTTCGCTTTCTATTTTTTGTTTTATTTCGTTAAAATCTCTCTCACTAACTTTAATGTCACCATAATCAATAGTAATTTCATTATCTATGTAATCACCTCTATTTAACATATAATGAACAATATCATCACATTTTACAAGTTTTAAATCTTTAGAATATCTTGGATCTCTAAACCAATACATTTCAGTTATTCTAAAGTCATTCATTCCTTTAACTGCCTGACTATATATAGAATAATAAATTGGATCAAATCCGTTTGGTGTTGAAATTACAATAACTTTACCTCCTGTAGAAAGGGATGCCATACACGCTGACCAAAAGTCCTCATCCGCATTGATATAAGCCGCCTCATCAAAAATAAGAATTGTAGGGGTATACCCACGTAAGGCATCTTTTGACGTTGCAACGGCCTTTACTTCACATCCGTTTGTTAATTTAAAATGTCTTTGTGAATTTTTTTCAGCAGAAAATCCAACACCCATCCATTTTGGCCATTGGTCAACAAATGCTCGGACTTTATTTGCCATCTCAACGGCAGTATCCATCTTGTTTGCAATAATAAGAATTTTTTCAGGTTTCTCTTTACGGGCAAATACTAGTCTTTTTGATGCCCAAGCTGATGTTACTGTTGATACTCCGGCCTGTCGATATTTTAATGCGATATTTTCTTCACAGGTATCATAATCTTTTACAAGTGTTACTTGGTCATTAAATAATTCTAATGGAACGTATTTAGATTGTGTATTATCGTAAGTTTGTAAATAGGTTTTAAGTGCGTATGGTGTATCATTTACGCACTTTGCATATTCTAGAAGAGCTTGTTCTCTTGTTAAAGACATTCATTATCTTTTAAATAATTTAATGGTTTTTAATAATTCACCTTTTGTTGCGTGTGGAGGTAAATCATTTTCTAAAAGTCTTAGAATATTTTCTTCTAATTTTTTTACACTTTTTTTACTATCTTCTTTTGTTTCTTTTTTGTCTGTTTTTTTTGTGGGTAAATTTTTGTGTTTGGTACTTGCAAAATCTTTAACATCTTCAGGATCCATATCTTTTGCTGTTTTACCGGCCTTACCTTTTTTAGGGATATCACCTTTTTGCATTCCCCTAACAATACCAAAAAATTGTTGTTGTTTTTTTGAAAGTGCTTTTTCTGTTACTTCACCTTCGCTAGTTGATGTTATAGTTCCATCTGCGTTTACTGTTGCGTTTTTTAAAGTTTTACCTTTTGCCTCATCGGGAGTGTATGTTGTTGAGGTAACAGTTTTCGTTACAGCCTCTTTAGGTTCTTTGGTTTCCTTTTTAGATTTTTTAACCTTTTCATACAAAAGATTAATTTGTGATTCATTTAAATTTTCTAAAGTTGAAATAGAAAATCCTTCATGTAGAAGGATCGCTATTTTAGGATTCATATGTTTCATTTTGAACTAAATTTTTTTCCCATTTTAATACGATGTCTCGTTCATATAATTTGTTTTCAACACTTTCAATACCTTCATTG